CAACATTATTCTACCCCGAGCACATCAGACAACTCTCCGGATTGTCACGACGGCACGCCAGTGCCTCTGCGCTCTCGACGGGCACAGTCACCTGTTGAGCCTTTGCCTTGGAGCGGGTCCGCAGGTAGTACATGCCCGTCTTGAGCCCCTTCTTCCACCCGTAAAAGTGCATCGAGCTCAACTTTGTCAGTGTGGGATTCTCCATGAAGATGTTCAGTGACTGGGACTGGTCGATGTACGCACCACGATCCGCCGACATGTCAATCAGACTCTTCTGCGGAATCTCCCACACCGTCCTGTAAATATCCTTCAGATTCTGTGGAATGTCCAGGCTCTGGACCGATCCACCTTGACGCACAATCTCCGTCTTGATCGATGGGTTCCACTTGTTGATCTTCTGCAGGTCCTTGACGAGGTGCTTGTTGATCATGACAAACTCACCGGCCAGGGTTCGGCGCAGATAGATGTTGGTGGTGTACGGCTCGAACGCCTCGTTATTGCCCATGATCTGAGCTGTCGATGCTGTTGGCATTGGCGCCACGAGCAGGGAGTTACGCAATCCCCATTTGACAATCCGGTCTTTGAGATCATCGAATCCGCGATCAGTCTTCCCCCACAGGTCAAACTGAAGCTTCTTGTCGTGTGCGGGAGATTCACGAAAGGTTTCGTACGGGCCCTCCTCCTTGGCCAGCAGGCACGACTCCTCGAGCGCCGCAAAATAGATAGTCGAGAAGATATCCTTGTTAATCTCACGAGCCTGTGGAGAGTCGAATGGAATACCGAGCATCATATAGACGTCCGCCAGGCCCTGAACGCCGATCGCGATGGGGCGGTGACGCATGTTGGACTTCTTGGCCGCCTCGGTCGGGTAATAGTTCTTGTCGATGACCCGGTTCAGATTGCGAGTCACGACACGCGTCACCTCGGCCAGCTTCACACAGTCCAAGTCAGAATTCTCTGTCACGAATGACGGCAGGCAGATGCTCGCCAGGTTACACACGGCCGTCTCGTCCGCCTCGGAAACCTCCATAATCTCGACACAAAGGTTGCTCGACTTGATGACGCCGATATTCTTTTGGTTACTCTTCTCGTTGACCGAATCCTTGTAGCACATGTACGGCGTGCCCGTCTCCACCTGGCTCTTGAGAATTGCGTCCCAGACCTCACGCGCCTTGACCTTCTTCTTGAACCGGCCCTGAACTGCGTACGTCCGGTACATCTCGTTAAACTCCTCGCCGTAGACACCCTGTAGGCCAGGGCACTCGTTCGGGCACATCAGATACCACTCCTCGTCCTTCTCCACCTTTTGCATGAAGAGGTCTGGGATCCACAGGGCTGTGAACAAGTCACGGCAACGCATCTCCTCGTCACCCTGATTGAGGCGGAGCTCCAGAAACTCCATAATGTCAGCGTGCCACGGCTCGAGATAGATTGCGAACGACCCCTTGCGCTTGCCACCACCCTGGTTGACGTACCGGGCCGTGTTGTTGAAGACGCGGAGCATCGGTACGATTCCGTCAGCGACGCCATTCGTCCCCTTGATTGGCGTGCCGTTCGCACGGACGTTCGAGCAGTGAATTCCGATACCACCAGACCACTTGGAGATGTGGGCACACTCCTTGAGCGTCTCGTAAATGCCGTCGATTGAGTCATCCTTCATCGCCACTAGGAAGCAGCTCGACATCTGAGGGTGATTCGTACCAGCGTTGAAAAGGGTTGGAGTGGCGTGCGTAAAGTACTTTTGGCTCATCAGGTTGTACGTCTCACGGACCCGGGGGTAGTCGTCACCATGAATACCCAGGGCTACGCGCATGAAAAGGTACTGGGGCGTCTCACCGTGGTTGAGATACCCCTTCTGGAGCGTCTTGATACCGAAATATCCAAAGAGAAAGTCTCGAGTGTGATCGATCCACGAGTCCATCTCGATACTCAGGCACTTCATGAAGTAGTCGCTCACAACACCCTTGGAGTGAAGAGCGAGCATTGCATCACTGAAACACTTGGGGCAGGTCTTCTGCATGTTTGAAACCGTGACGCGCATCGCCAGCGTCTCATAGTCGGGATCCTCCGTAATCATGCCGATTGCCACCTCGGACGTGAGGTTGTCAATTTCGGAGGTGGAAATCCCGTCGTACATGCTTGTGAAAACCTTCTGAGCCACCTTGTCAGGCTGTACATTGAGACCATCGATCAATTTTGAAATTCGCTTCGTCACCTTGTCAAAAAGCATCTCCTCTGGTTCACCATTCCGCTTGATGACCTTCATTGTGAAATAGAGCCCTGTTTTTTTTATCCGGTTATTACAACATGGCCACACGTAACTGGCGCAATCCGCTCAGCGACGCATTTTTCTCCGAGTTTAACCGTGAGACGATTCACCGAGACATTATTGCTGCCATCAACCGTAAAACCGGGTACACGATTGACAAGCAAAGCGACGCAGACCTCCAGGCCCTCATGAAGCGCGTCTACGTCAACATGATGACTGACCCATACGTCGATATTCGCGGTCAGGTGGAGCGCATGAATGAGACTGTAGTCGAGGAGGCAACCGGCACGATCGGTACTGGTATGCTTCAGCAGCTGCTGTTCATGCGTGACATCTCGAGCAACCCAGTTCCTCTTCAGGCTCCAGTGAGCACATCCACCTACGGCAACAAGCTGGGATCTCGCCCACCAATTGGATTTTAAAATTGAAATATAGAAATGAGAGCCCTCGACGACATTCTGGTCGGCTTTCTGATTTTCTTTGCGTTAGATCGGTTGATTAGACTCATTAGTAACTCGGTCGTCGAGCCATGGGCCATGAAGCGCACCGGTAACAAGGAACGAGCGGAAAACTGGAAGCTCTTTTCCGAGTTTTTGCTTTTGATGATCTCTCTTGGACTCGTATTTCGGTATCAGCGGCAATTGCACAAATTAAACACTGCTTAAAAGAACCAGTGCCTGACACAATAAGATGAATCAGTTTCGTGATGAAACTGCGCAGCTTTGCAGGCAAAAAGGATGGGACAAGGCTCCCGTAAGTATAGTATGGATGCTCCTCAATGAAGAAATGGGAGAGCTTGCGTCAAGTATTCGACAGGCCCATCGGATTTACCGCAAGACGGGCCTGAAGAAGGACAGGGGGACAGATGTCGTGATGGAGATGGGTGACGTATTTAGTTATCTCTTTCAACTCGCTCACATGTTGAACATTGACATGGACCAAATGTGGGAATTGCACAGGGCAAAAGTCCAGACCAAATTCTACAAGGAAAATAATGTATACGTTTAGTAATGGCGAGTGTCGCGCATCTCGATGATCGTGTCCACTTGAACAAATTTGATATGTATACCTGGACCGATACCTTTGGTGTCAATACGGACGGGTTCCCGAAGGATCTTTATATGGATGGCAGCTACACGACGCAGATGAACGAGACTCCCACTCATTACCCTTCCATCATTGACTCTGAAGATGTGAACCACTTCAACCCACAGCGACTCAACCTGTCAGGGCCAATGTACCTCAAGGAGTGCAGCGTGAGCCCAGCACCCGACGTCATGTACCCTGCACGCAAGTTTGAGTATGACACTGGCAAGGTGACGTGGGATAGGCCAGGGCGTCCGCGCGTGCATGGGGGTGCAATTGACGATGGTAATCAAAAACTCATCATCATTATTATCATTATAGTCATTATTCTGTTTCTGCTTCGGTCCAAGCTTCGGATCTTGAAGTGATCCGAAGGACTTGGCGCCGCTGGACAGACGGTCTTCGACCGTCTGGACTTAGATTTTCTGCACCTTGGGTGCAATAACTTTGATCAATTTTGATTCTAAATTCGAAATCAACGCTTGCTTTCGGGCACTCATCTCGGGACAAGCATGAATCTCGAGCTGAATGCATCCACTACAAAACATCACACTGCACTCTTTGCATTTTAGCAGGACTGGTTTCTTCCGGCACGTAGGACACTTGGTCATCTGATACTTCACAGAGAGGATCTTTCCGCTCTAAGGCCTCTTGGTCAATGACTTCGCAGGTAAATCCCACCTTGCGGCCTTCAATCACTCGATCCCAAAACGTCTTCATGATGGGCAGGTAATGCGCAAACCATTCACGGTCACGTTTCACATTGGTCACGACAAATTCTTCGGGCGGCCTGAACTGAATGAAATCGCACTCGGGCAAGTCGAGAATCTCCATAAGGAGTTGAATTTGTGCGATGTAGTGCTTCGGCACCTTGTCCTCAATTTTGCGGGTCAAGGGACACTTGATTTCAATCAGGCGGCCACACTCGGTGACACCGTCAGGTGAACCACCGAGCCATGGGTGATCAGGGTGTTGAACGAGGCCAATTTCGTGGCTCTTCCGGTTGTACTTGGCGTCGTACATGTCACGAGCGATTGGCTCGAGAAGGGTTCCGCGTTCGGTGGCGGCGTTCCCTCCAAACTTGCGACCACCCACCTTTTTCACGTACAAACCATCGGGAGTCTCATATGGGTTGCATCCAATCGCAGTTGCGGCGTCACTCGCTGTGAGCATCGTCCCCCGGAGTGTCAACCATTCGGCGCTTCTCTGGTCGAAGTATTCCGCATTCAGGAGCCTTTCGATTTTTGGGTCCATTGACGGGAATCTCCTTACCTTTAAATCTAGGGTCCGTCTTAAGTACAATTTGGGCGGCGTTTTGCTCCGCCTCCTTTTTCGTAGTTGCAAATCCGCATCCGCAATTGAGACCATCAACCACAACTTGGATACAAAACGTACCGTTCGTATGGCTCATCACATTGTACTCTGGCAAGGGTACTTTCAGCACTTGACACCAACGCATCAGTTGGTCTTTGTAATTGTCGTCGTCGAGAGACGTTTTGAAGTTGGCAAACACACCGAGCACGAAATTCTTGGCGTGAACCATGCCAAGATCGAGGTAGATGGCCCCGACGAGCGCCTCAAACACATCCTCCATGATATTGTCATTTGTGACCCATCCGTTTCTCTCCCCCTTTTCATCCATCAAAATCAACTTGTCGAGACCGAGACTCTTTGAAATCTCGCACAACGTCTTTCCCCTGACCATTTTTGTTCGCGCCTTGGTCAAAAACCCCTCCTGTTTCACTTCGTACAGGTCAAACAGATATTTTGTGATGATAAACCCTAGGACGGAATCCCCCATGAATTCAAGAGTTTCGTACGACCCAGTCAGACCTGAGTATCGTTTCAGGGCTGACTTGTGCGTAAAAGCTCGTCTGTACAACGCAATATCCTTGATTTTAGTTCCTACAAGTGTGTTTACGAAATGAAAAGACAATTCAGGTAACTCCATACAGTTACATCCACTTTAATTTTTAAGCCATTCACGCGCTCGCTGCGGGCTTTGGCTTCTTCGCCACCTTGGGGCGCTCCGCCTTGGGGGCATCGGTGGCCACCACCTCCTCCGCCTTACGCTTGGGCGTCTCCGCCTTGGGCTCCTTCACAAAGTGAGGATTGATATACTTCTGGATGTTCAGGAAAGTCACCTGAATGTCCGGAGGAGGCTGCAGGAGAGCCTTCAGGGTGTCATCCAGTGAAATCAGCTGACCCGCCTTCAGACCGTGCTCCTCACAGTACTTGTTCACCTTCTTGGTCACCTCGGCGCGCGAGATGCGCTCCTCCGCCTCCAGCTTCAGGAAAGCACGGAGCTCAGGGGAAACCTGGAGAGGCTTCTTGAAGCCATTGTTCTCGGAACGAGCCTTGGCCTTCTCACCAGAAGGATCCTCAATATGCTGCTTGATGGTATTCACCGCCTTGCGCAGAGCACGCTGATCCTTCGCGAGAGCCTCGATCGCCTTGGTGATGGTCTCAAGAGTAGCTGCCATTGTGTACTACTTACGGATATCAGATCTTTAAGCCTATTATGGCGGCAAAAATCAGGATGGCTAAAATTGCCCATCCAAGTTTGGACAGTTTATCTCCTACCGTATTTGACGGAGGTGGAACTGGGACAAATGGCGCCTCCCGGCCAGTAGTTCCTTGGTCGCTTGTTGCTAAATTCTCGTTAAAGCCTTGTGGAAGGGTTCCACCGAACGTCTGGCGAAATTCTACATCCATTCTAGGAAGGTGACCCTTTTTTGTTCCGCAACTCGGTTTACAGCACCCAAGATCACATGGGTACACCAGGCCATTGTCTCTTGACACGTATGCGCAAATTGGGTTTCTTGGGTCCATTGGGTCAGAAAGACACTGACAATCTTTGACAACATACTTGACGCCACAACCTCCGGGCGCGCTCATCTGATATTAAAGAAGAAATTAATGTACAGTATAGAATGGAGTACTCGAAGCCCCAGAAGCTTCCAGACGGTCGTTACTTCCTGAAGATCAGTGGTCAGCGCAAGCAGCTCAACAGTGTCACTCTGCAGGATGACCTCACGAACAAGAACCTGAGCCTCAAGATTCAGGAGGATCAGACTGAGTTTTTCACAAAGGTGGACGAGGACATTCTTACCCAGGCCAAGCAGTCCAAGGTGGATTGGTTTGGAAAGGAGCTGTCGGATGAGACGATCCAGGGTGCGTACCAGGAGAGCCTCACGGACGGTCTCGTCGGAGCTTCACTGGCAACCATCAAGGGTGAGTTTGTGACTCGGGCATTCGACCGTCAGCGCAACCCAATCGACCTGGCGAATGTCAAGAAGGACACAGAGTGTGACGTAGTTCTCGAGCTGTCAGGGCTGTGGTTCCTGAAAAAGTCGTTCGGACCAATCTGGCGTGTGCTCCAGGTGCGAATCCGTGGTGCCCCCAAGGCACCCGAGTTTGCCAAGGAATATCTTTTCGACGACGACCCCGCCGAGGAGGATGACCCAGCGGACTATCTGGACTAGGCCGTAGAAAAATATTCGCCGTTTAATATAAATGGACCGCAAGAATCTGATCATCCTAGTTCTGGCGGCACTGGTCCTTTTCCTCATTCTGTCCCCCCGCGCCAGCGGCTTTGGCGTCACCTCAGTCCAGACGGCCGGTGTCGTGGGCTCTAATCTGGGTAACACCGTCGGTTTAAGTGATGCCATTGTGTCCCCTGGCAACGCAGGTCTGGGCCAGTCGGCTGTGTCCCCCGATTACAACGCAACTGATGCCGTCAGCTCGGCAAGCCTGATCCCACGTGAGGTGGTTCAGACCGAGGATTTCGGCCAGTTCAGCCCGGATAAGATCCTGACCAACCAGAACTACCTGGATCCCCGTAGCCAGATTGGCTACCCCGAGACGATCGGTGGTGTGCTCCGCAACGCCAACCGTGACTTCCGCAGTGAGCCCATCAACCCCCGCACCCCAGTATCCATCTTCAACCTCAGCACCATCCCCCCAGACACGATGCGCCCCAAGTTTGAGATTGGCTCCGAGTTTTAGGGATGACCCGCGCCGTAGGTGTTTTTAAAATTTCAGATGAATTATAAATGGCTGATGAACGCTTTAAACAGGCAATGACCGAGTGGGTCGGTATCAAGGCCCAGCTCGTATCAGTTCGCAAAGATATCACCGTGCTGAATAAGCGCGAGAAGGAGCTTCGCGAATTCGTTACTACCCAAATGAAAACACTCGAAATTGACACAGTCAAGGTTCGGGAGAAGGTGAAGGTGAACCTCAAGACGAAAAAGTCCAAGGGTAGCATCACAAAGGATGTCATCCTCAAGGGTCTTCGAACCTACTTCTCAGGGGACGAGGTTCGTGTCGAGGGTGCATTCAAGGCGATCCAGGACTCGGTCGACGTCAAGGAGAAGAGTACTGTGACTGTATCAGGGCTTAAAGACCTCAGCACCTGAATAGAAAAAGTACTTTGGACTTGACAGAATGGGCATCAACGATGAATACTCGCGTGATGCCTACAACTATGAACAGGTGTACGACTCGGATGATCTCGACGAGACACCCGACCCTATTCATCCAGAAGATTGGCAGGATTGGTATTCTGAACAGCTTCTGGATGCATGGATGACGATTCGGGGATTCGCAGAGCAGGATTACACACAAGTGCGAACCGGGTTTCCTCAGTTTGTAGAGTTTGTGATGAACCCCGGAGATTTGTACACGGAAGAGGCGGTGTCTCAGCGCGTCGTTGCCATGTGGAACGGGATCAAGGACATTCAAGTGATTCATGAGAATGTTCTGTTCGAGAACTTTGCCGCGTGGGCAAATATTAATATGGGGGGTATTTGTAAATGAAGATTGATATTACCGGTCAAAAAGTTCTTATCCCAGCCATTCTGTTTGCCGTGCTCAGTCCGGGAATTCTGCTGTCCCTCCCATCGCGTCAGTTCATGTCTGGCCAGACCAACTTTACGTCTGTTCTGATCCACGCCGTCGTGCTCAGCCTGCTGTACTTTGTGATTGCCAAGTACGTGGTCAAGGTGACCCTGACCAAGGCAGATCTGATGGTGCCAGCTGTGCTCTTCGTGCTGCTGAGCCCCGGCATGCTGGTGACCATCCCACCGGGCAGCTTCCGTAGCGGCGTGACTGGCCCTCTGCCCGTCGCAGTGCACACCTTTGTGTTTGCAGTGCTCTTTGCCACTCTGCGCACCACCTTCCCACAGTACTACTAAGTCCTTCGGACTGGGATTTTTCCCACAATTTCATTTCAAAATTAAAAATAGATGAAGTACCTTGCCATAGGACCAGGAGCCATGGGCTTCTTTGTATTTATGGGGGCACTCTATAAACTCCAGGAAACTGGAAAACTCGACGACCTCGAGGAGATTTCAGGTGCAAGTGCTGGAAGTCTCCTCGGGTTCCTTTACTTGCTCACAAATCGTGACTTGATAAAGACGTTTGACTTTGCACTCGATGCACCCATCAAGCAAGCCATGAAACCTAACATCAAAACACTCTTCAAGGATTATGGTCTCGTCCCAATCTCTCGCATCAGGAAAGTCCTTTCAGATTGTTGTCTCAAATTTACAAACAAAATTGATATTAATTTTCAAGAACTGTATGAACTTAGTCCTGTAAAACTTCACATTGCCGCATTTTGTGTTGATCTCAAAAGGACAGACTACTTTAGTGTAGACAAGACTCCGCAGATGAGTGTCCTTGACGCAGTCTGTATGTCAGTGGCTGTACCCTTTTTGTTTTCCGCTTCAAAATTCAATAACTGGCACTACGTGGATGGTGGATCGGCAGAGGCGTTGCCGTGCGCGCCTTTCATAGGCTATCCACCCGAAGACATTCTTGCAATTCAACTCGAATTTTCAACCAAAAAGAAGGACATAAAAGATCTCAAGTCGTATGGTCTCGAGGTGATGTACGCTGTTATCCACATGAGGTCCACCTATGACGTTCCAATTTTGAATATAAATTTGGGAGATATGGACATGTTTGATTTTGGTATGGAAAGTGAATCTAAGATTCGAATGTTCATGATTGGTCAGAAATTTTCTCTACCAATTTCAAATTAAAATGCGTTCAATTCTGAGATCTGCGTATACCCAGCACAGAACCCGTAAGGTGATTACTGTCAAGCGTGACGGCAAGACGTACCGGTACGTGCGTAAAGCAGGGACGACCCGTGTCGCGTCTCGCCCAGCACCTGACGTGGGTGCGCTCGGCAAGGGCCCCAAGCTGATTGGTACGCTCAAGGGTGGCATGCTCACTCGTTACGGCTACCACCCAGTCGAGTCGATGACTGCTCGTCGGCGCGCACTGACCAAGGCGATCAAGGTGGGGCGTGAGAAAGTGCTGTCCGTGTTTCACCGCCTGCATGCCATCGGTACCCTGACCAAGCGAACCCTGCCAACTGCGTCGCGCATCTACCGCCGCGACCGCGACTGGATCCGTGACACGTTCTTCAAGAAGTAGATACTTAAAAATTCAAAGTTCGTGTAGTTCAGGATGACTGACTTGGTTCGAGATGTGACGCAGGCTGTCTGGACTGCACTTGGACCGGGCTACTCTGAGAGCGTCTACCATAACGCCATGGAGGTGGCTCTGCGTAAGAGGGGCGTCCCTTACGAGACGGAGCGAATCATACCAGTTAGCTATGATGGTCACAACGTAGGAAATGTACGTGCCGATATCATCATAGATAACAAGATTGTGATTGAGATCAAGTCAGTCTCCAGAATGACTGAGCAATTTAGAATTCAAATTCAAAAATATATGGAGCTGACGGGGTGCAAGGAGGGTTACCTGGTCAACTTTCCGACGACTGATTCAGTGGTGCATATTGAGTATATCAATTAAGAATATCACACCGTTTTGATATATTGCCAGCTAAGTTCTTCGCAAATCTTCTTCCATATTTCATCTTGCGCGTAGAGCTTCTCTTTCGACTTGAGCAGGGGGAAGCATGGCAGGTAGTCGTCCTCGCCAAGGAGTTCACAGAATTTGTAAAGCACGTACGCATACGACAGAAAGTTTTTCCGATTTACCGGCTTGTGTTTTTCAAATGGTTTTTGAATGTGATAAAACATCAATCTAAGTTTGTCCTCAAGCGCTTGTGGCATTGTCGGGGGCTGAATTCCATTGAGAATTGCCGCAATATAAGGAACATGCTCATAGTACTTTGATCTGTCGAGCTTCTTGAGAAGAGTCTTTACCTTTTCATGTGTAATCTCAGTAAGGTCCTTGACTTTTTGCTTTTTGAATTCGTTTCGCAGGAGAGCAATCACCTCCTCAGGCACGTTGGTCGATTCCTTTGCCTGAAATTGTGAAACCCACTCGTTAAAATGATTTTCGCGTTTGTACGAGTACACCACATTCTTCTCTGTTTCCTGCTCCTCCTTGTACCCCACCTCTTCACTGAGGTAATACTCTGCGTAGCCACATTTGGTGCATATTCTGTCACTATGAATTTCGTCAACCATCCATGAAAACTCTGCACCACACTTTGTACACGGTCTACAGTTGATATCTGTAGGCCTTGATGTATCAACGTTTTCGTGTTCAACATCAGTGAGATATTTCTTGTAAATGTCATTTCGTTGAACCCCTTTGCGAGAAGCCACCTTTATACCAAGAACATTCTTCGTTTGGACACTTGGTTCGGACGTAGACTCTTGCGAGTACTCACGGATGACACCCATGCAATCCAAAAGGTAATCACACAACTCAGTCTCTGTTTTACACTCTTTCATTCGAGTATTGTACCTATCCTCCATGTACTAATATCTCTAAATACTTTTAATTACTTGTCATCCAGTTTGGGTGCGAGGTAAAACTTGAGATCTCCGAGGTTTGCAATTGTATACCTGAAGATGACTGGCATATCCTCCGACGACGAATCCTGGAGAATCTGTACGCTCGAACACATCCCCGTCGCTTTGGTGTACATATTGATGTACTTGAGGCTAAACACGTTGCCGGTTTTTGGAACCGTCTCTGGGTACTCGATGCGTGTCAACTGATCTGCAAAATCTCCCTTGCAGCTGAGCTCGAGGATGTTGCCTTCGCGGATGATGCTCATTTCACTGGACAAATTCCCCATGTCGCGTGCAATCTTCTGAAAGTCGATCGAGGGCATGGTTGTCACCACATTCATGGGAATATCGGGCACCTCGAGGATGTCCTCATTAATGTCGAGCAATTTCAGTTTGAAATTCGTTGCAGATTTCTTTGTTGAATTCTCAATCTGAATCTCCATGACGTCACGTCCGTGGATATCGATCGTAAGGGTATCCTGACCAGAAACTGACTTGAGGAGTTTGTACATATTTGCCATGTTGAGACCGGCAATGATATCCATGTCGCAATCGTACTCTTCAAAGTTTTCAGCAGCGAGATTCATATGGACTAAGGTGACGTGCGCGGTATCAATGGTGAGAATGCGAACTCCTTCTCTCGAAAAGTACACATTCACATCATTGATGATGTCTTTCAAGACTTCAAAGATTGCTTTAAATGCTGACGCCTGAATTGTCTTCAAATGCATCGTTACCCAGTAAGCTATTGTAGACTTTAAGTGCTACCAGATCTCTTCTGATATGCAGATGAGGGGTTTTCGTTAATTCTCGCCTCCAGCTCAGGGGTCAGGTGAGGCTGGAGTTGTGCTCCGTATTTTTCGATATCAAATATGGAATCATTCGTGTCGGTGCCATCGAGGTTGTACGCAAAGTCAACAGCGTCAAACGAGTCAAATTCACAGGGGACCATGGACTCGATCCAGGCACGGACCTCTGACCCAACCATCATTTTGCCCTCGTTTGTGACAAGGGTCGGTACGCGTTTGATTCGATCATGCGGTACACCCTGGGTCGTAATGTTCCAAAACCGGATAATAGGTTGAAGAGCCGGCTCGGATTGGATATACTTGAGAACATCCTGGCAGTAGTGGCATCTGTCTGAAAACACAAGCAGTGCCATCTATAATTTACCAAGGGCAAAGTTTTCACCGAATCTTTTCGCGCCAGGTCGTACTGTCTTTTCTTTTCGCGGGGTACAGTATATGGAGACGTGGATTTGGATAGTCCTGATCCTGGTCCTCTTTGCATTCTTTTTCTGGAAACCCACTGCCACGTTTGATGTTACTGCTGACCAGAAGCAAGGCATCTCACCTGACATCATTCAGGTGATTATCGAGGCCATCCAGAAGGAGCACCCGGACGAGGTTCCCCTCGAGACGCTCTTCATCAACAAGGTGGGTAATGACACCTATTCAGCCAGGTTCATGTTCCTGAACACTCAGGGCTATTTCGGTACCCAGTACGATGTTCAGGCGAAGGTATCGCCTGAAGGATCAGTCGCCGTCACGAGTATGAGCACCGCTGCACAGGTTGACAAGTATGACTCGGGGTTTACTCCATACAAGGTTGACACGTACGGCGACTACTCCGACATTACAAAGAACCTGGATGCACGGATGCAGTCTGAGCTTACAAATTCCCGACAGAATTTCGAGAAGGATCAAAAGGCTCGCGATACGATGCTGACAACTGAGAGCATGGCGTCCAAGTACAACCAGAACATCCAGAACAACTCGGCAATGGCCAACTTTATGGCAACCACATCCACCAATTCATTCACTACAGGATCCGGTTCGACCGTCCCAGGCCCTTCCCCCGCTCGGTCCGGTAACATCGTTGCGTCTGGTGCGTCAGTTTTTAATTCAATGTAAAATTAGATGCTATCTGTTCAGGATTTAGCCAAGATGGAGAAGGTTCGACAGGATATCAAAAAAGAAATTTACAAGAGTATCCTCGGGCAATTTTCGCGGAAAATTAAGGCTCGTTTTGATCTCGGCGACAAATCGACGGTTTTGACCGTCCCCCCGTTTGTCGTTGGGTTCCCTAGGTATGATTTACCGACTGCTGTGCGATACATTGGGCGTCAGCTCGGGCGCCTAGGCTACAAAGTGACAATGGTGACACCCACAAGCTACGAGGTTTCGTGGGACAAGATGAAACCAGCAGAAGAAGTGGAGACGATCGAACCCGAATTTGAGTTTCCCAGTTTGATGAACCTTAAAAAGACGGCGGACCGTTATAAGAAATGATTTGACACCAGCGGTCTGAAGGACTACTGAATGCGGGCTATGATTGGCTCCAAGAAGCTCTGGAGGAGGCTCTCGACCGCGAAATTGATCGAATTGAAAAATCTAACTAGTAGTAATGGAGGTTCTCGAGGGGTCGGAGCGCCGCTTCACCAAGAAGCTATGTGAGTCCATGATTCCATCGATGATTGAAACTTATTGGGAAATCTGGCTCGAGGCCAAGAAAGAGTCCAAGGGGAAGAACATGACGCTTGTGTTTCAGGAGCTTCTCAAGGGTATCAAGGTGTGGAATAGCTCAATCAGCCTCAAACATGCCGACAAGATTAAGAATTCGCATCCACTCTTTCAGAACTTTCTAGCCGCCGTCTTTATTTGCCACGTCAAGATTCTGATGAATGGCATTCGCATGGACAAAAAGCCCAAAAAGGTGGGCCTGAAGCTTCCAGCCCATGATGTGTTTGTTCAGCGTTGTTACGAGGCGTGCGGCGAGGATCTCTACTACCGCCCGACCATTATAACCGACCCCGCAAAGACGGATGAGGAACGTAAGAGTGAACTCACTTCCAGATTTACATGCAAAATTCAAAATGTAATTGAGGAACTCATCCCATGGGATGCCATTGTGGGTGACCTCAAGAACGAGTCGGCTGACTTTGACGAG